GTATTTAATCCTTTAAATTTTGGTAAAAGAGATGGATGAATATTTATAATTTTGTTTGGAAAAGCATTAATAAATTTTGGAGATAGTATTCTCATATATCCTGCAAGAATAATATAATCAACTCTCCATACTTTAAAAAGTTCTATCCTCTCATCATCTTGTTTAGTTTTAAGACGAACATGTGGGATACCCAATCTCTCTGCCCTTTCTACGGCACCACAGTTCTTTTTGTTATGAACCATCAAGACAACTTCATGCTCAGTGCAATTGTTGACGATGTTCTCGAAGTTTGTTCCGTTACCAGAACACATAACCCCCAATCTCATTCTTGTAACTCGTCTAAACGATAAGTGTATTCGGGTACATCATAAGGACCGTTAAGTTTCTTTTGATATTCTCTTTCATCAAGAACCTCATTGATTATTTTTTTAAGTTCTTTCTTAAGTTGTGGTTCGATTAAAGGTAATGGTGTAGGATTAAATGGTGGATAGATTGGATTACCATTAGCATCTTTAGGATACACATTATCCATACATCCCTCAGTTGCTTCACCACTCATTCCTTGAGTATCAATCTTTTCACTCATAAGGGTTTCCCATCCTTATCAGTCAACCCCATCTTCTTTACCTGAGATAAATTAGATCTTTCTTGTTTTTTTATTTTCTTATATTCTTTTATAATTTTATCAATTTCATCTTGGGACACATTAACTTTTAATTCCTCCCCTTTAAAACCTTTTCCTTGCTGCTCTATGTAATCATTGATTCCATTCTGAATCTCACCTTCAATGATATCATTGATTTGATCCCGAAGTTCGTCGCTCATTTTCTTTTTTTCACCTTCTTAGTTGGTGCTTTATATCCCCACTGACCAGGATTTACTGTGCCATGTCCAAAATCAATCTTCTGAACACAATCTTTACCATACCTATCATAATACATATCAAAAACATTTACCATCTTAGAAGATCTAGTAACATCTAAAAGTGTTTCACCTTCTACAACATAAGTTACATTAAATGCATCACTAGGAAGTTTCCTATCATTTGCTTTCTCATGAGTTGTTTTCTCCTGAAGAATCTCACAAGAATATTCTGATGGATCAAACTTTTTCTCTGGTTTTTGAGGTGGTTCAGCCAATTTTTCTTCCTTCTCTACTTTAGTAGTCATGATCTACCACCCCAATTAATATCTGGGTATGCCTCCTTAACCTGCTCATAAGTTATTGCATACTCATCAGATAATCTTTTATCTTTTACAAGTATTATAATCCTTGCCTCGTCAGGATGAAGACCTTCTAACATCTGAATAAACATAGTCTCACGACGAATGCCATTCAGAGTATCATTACCACCTTTCACAAAATGATATAGATTCTTTGACTCTCTACGAAGAGAAGTATGATCTGTACCTAGTGGACTCTCATTAGGTTTAAAAGGAACTTCTCCTTCTGGCATCATAGAAACAACTGTTTCATCAAAATTCCATATAAGAATAGAGACTAATGCATCATTACGATATTCTTTTAATGCTTGTACCTTTGCTATCTTAGACTTTTGTTTCCCAACATATTCTAAAATCTCATGGACAAATGGATTAGGTGGAAGTGCAGGTGCTGCTTTACTCTTTCTAGTAGTCTTTGCTACTACGGTGCTACTCTTCCTCGGTTTCTTCGGTGTTGATGTCATAATTGTTTTCAATTCTTAGGGCTAAAATTTCATCGGGAACTAACTGTCCATTTTCATCAAACATTTCTGGATGAGTGTACACTACTTGAGGTGTTGTTTCATAAGAATGTTGTCTTGCCATCCATCCTATCATACCTCCTACCAATAATGCAAGAAATGACACAACTGTTGTTAGTGTCAGTGTTACTATGGTCATGTCCATAATACTCCTCCAAGAGATTTACTTTTTTCTGATGTCTAAGTAAAAGTTAAAGTGAAAAATAATTTCTCTATTCCAGAGAGCAATTAATTTTCCAAACTTTACTTGAAATGTTTTTGGTGGGTCTGGTTTTCTCCTCCTATTTCGTAACAGTAATTCCACTCCCCGATTCATTTCGGGTTTGCTTTTATTTAGAGTTCTTTTTCCTCCTTCCTGGCTTTCGGTCACGACTATACCTCCATGCATCTTCTAGTATACCGTACAAGTAAGATCTTATCTTACGTGCTTTAGGTTTTGGTATATGGCCATATGCTTCACGCAATTGTTTGTGATTGTTATCTGCACCTCCTTTAATGTATTGTTCAAGTTCTAATACTTGATCTGATATTTCAGCAGCAGTAGAACTCTCAATGAAAGCATCTACCTCATATTTTTTTGTCTTCCGATACTGTAGAAACTCATAAAACTTGAGTTGCATTTTGCCATCAAACGCAAGTTCAATGGCATGTTCAATCATGTCATATACAGTTTCAAAGTCGTCAACTTTTTTCATTAGACTAATTTGTTCTCCTTTAGATACTGAACTGTCTCGGTACATCCACCGATGTGTTGTATGTCATTTATTACTACTTGAGGAAAGGTGGATCCTTGACCAAACTGATGGTAAAAACCTTCTCGATTAAAATCCTCACCTAAAGTATAAGTGACATGTTCTAACTTAGATAACTGTAACACCTGTTTAACCTTATCGCAATAAGGACATCCATTTTTAGAATAAACAGTAAACTTCATATTACCTATTTAAAAATTTATTTATTGTTAGCAACTACTGAGGCCCAATCGGCATCAAATAATTGCAATCCTTTGTCTGTAAGAACATGGTTATACATCTTCTCAAAGACTGTTGGTGGCATCGTTACTACCTGAGCACCAAGGGCAAAAGAAGTAGAGACTGCTTTCACTCCTCTTATAGATGCAGATAGAATCTGAGTTTTGATCCAATGCTTACTAAAGATCTCAGATATATCACTGATTACATCTAACCCATTAACTGAGTTATCGTCAAGTCTTCCTACAAATGGTGAAACATATGTTGCTCCTGCTTTGGCAGCAAGTATTGCCTGTGCAGCATCAAAAATCAATGTAACATTAACCTTTGTACCATCCTTTGCTAACTGATTACAAACATAAAGACCATCGGGTGTACAAGGAACCTTAATGGTTGCTACTTCTTGAAACTTAGAGGCAAGCCTACGACCCTCAGAGGTCATCTCTTCACGACTTCCTACTACTTCCATACTAATGTCTCTTACCCCTGCTTCAGCGAGTTCCTGATACACATCTTCAGGATCTCTACCACTCTTCATAATCAGAGTTGGGTTAGTGGTCACTCCATCAATCAGACCAGTCTCAAAATGTTTAAGAATAGTTGAGACATCTGCTGTGTCTAAAAATATTTTCATAAGAATAATTTACCTAGAGTATCTATAAAAAAGAAATAAAAAAGGAGACCCTTTTGTGAGGGTCTCCTTATTGTATCAGGTTGTTTATTTTTATCAACCTTTGGGTGTCATCTTATACGCACCAAATGCACTAGCAGCAATTGCCGCAACCATAAGAAGAACTTCCATTAACCTATAGCAGGAGCAACAAGAGCAACTTCACTAGTCTCAGCAGCTGCTAAGTCAAGTGGGAAGTTGTGAGCATTACGCTCATGCATTACTTCCATACCAAGGTTTGCACGGTTAAGTACATCACCCCAGGTTGGTACAACCTTGCCTGAAGTATCAACTACAGACTGGTTGAAGTTGAAACCATTCAAGTTGAAAGCCATGGTGCAGATGCCCATAGATGTCAACCAAACACAAATCACAGGCCATGAAGCCAAGAAGAAGTGAAGGCTACGGCTGTTATTGAAGCTTGCATATTGGAAGATCAAACGACCGAAGTAGCCATGAGCTGCAACGATGTTGTATGTCTCTTCTTCTTGTCCAAACTTGTAACCATAGTTCTGTGAATCAAGTCCTGTGGTCTCACGGATAAGTGATGAAGTAACCAAAGAACCGTGCATTGCGGAGAACAAAGCACCACCGAACATACCTGCTACACCAGCCATATGGAATGGGTGCATCAAGATGTTGTGCTCAGCCTGGAAAACGAACATGAAGTTGAATGTTCCAGAGATTCCTAGAGGCATACCATCAGAGAATGAACCCTGACCGAATGGATAAACAAGGAATACAGCGAAAGCTGCTGATACAGGAGCTGAGTAAGCAACACAGATCCATGGGCGCATACCTAAGCGGTATGAAAGCTCCCACTGACGTCCCATGTATGCACAGATACCAATAAGGAAGTGGAAGATTACAAGCTGGTAAGGGCCACCGTTATATAGCCACTCATCAAGAGTTGCTGCTTCCCAGATTGGGTAGAAGTGAAGGCCGATAGCGTTACTTGAAGGAACAACAGCACCAGAAATGATGTTGTTTCCATACATGAAAGAACCAGCAACTGGTTCACGGATTCCGTCGATATCGACAGGAGGAGCAGCAATAAATGCTACGATAAAGCAAGTGGTAGCAGCTAATAAGCAAGGAATCATCAAGACTCCGAACCAACCAACATAAATTCTGTTGTTTGTGCTTGTAACCCACTCACAGAACTGAGGCCATCCAGCTAGGAGACCTTGTTCTC